TTGTTGGCGAAGACGTTGCCAATATCGGATTCGATATGGTTAATGGTGATGCTGCCACGCTTGAGAAGCTACGCAATCTGCTTGAGCGTTACGGTGATGACTTCATTCCTAACCTCAACATTGAGTGGGATGACATCAGCATCGAAAACTTAATGGCTAAAGCTGAACTGGAAGCACGTTGGACATTCAACATACCAAGCGTCATGCGTAAGGTAGAAGGTGTGTCTGGCGGTCAGCTTATCGAAGTTGGTGCTAGACCCAACACAGGTAAGACATCCTTTCATGCCAGCTTGATTGCATCACCGGGTGGGTTCGCACATCAGGGTGCCAAGTGCATCATCTTGTGTAATGAAGAACCCACCCACAGGGTAGGTGCTAGATACTTGACTGCTGCTGCAGGTATGACTGCCCGTGAGGTACGGGACGACATCAGCGCAGCCAAGGCTAAGTATGAGCCGGTGATGAACAACATTAAGATTAAAGAGGCCGGTGGTCGTGACATGGCATGGGTTGAGTCCGTATGCAAATCATACCGCCCCGACATCTTGGTGTTGGACATGGGTGATAAGTTCTCTGTGCAGGGTTCCTTTGCACGGCAGGACGAGGCACTCAAAGCTTGTGCCATATACGCAAGGCAGATTGCCAAGACGTATGACTGTGCCGTATTCTACATGTCGCAGTTATCTGCAGAAGCTGAAGGTCGCACGACATTGAACCAGTCCATGATGGAAGGTAGTCGGACGGGTAAAGCTGCTGAAGCGGACTTGATGATACTGATTGGCAAGGGTGCTACCGTAGAAGGGCAGGATGAAGATAGTCCAATGCGGCACATCAACATTGTGAAGAACAAGTTGAATGGCTGGCACGGTATGGTAAACTGTGAACTCAACTATCAGACAGCGAGGTATGAGGGATGACACAGGGTGAACTCTTTACCTTCACTAAAGAAGAAGTTATTGATGGTCTCATCTGTAATAACTGCGGTGAACTACAACCAATAGACCAATTCACACACATGAAATCGGGAGAAATAAAAAGGAAGTGTAGGACATGCGCACGTAATCAATCTAAACTTGTGAAGGAGTTACGTGACAAGCATCCCTATCCTGATGGAACCTACAGTTGTCCTATATGTAACCGCAAACTGGATGAAATTGGTAAGAGGGGGCAGATACGTTTGACCACTTGGGTTTTAGACCATTGCCATGATTCAGAAACATTCAGAGGTTGGCTCTGTCATCATTGCAATACTGCTCTTGGTGCTTTCAGGGATTCGCTTGACAGAGTAAAAAATGCTGTGATATATTTGGAAGCACATAAGGAGAAGCTAAATGAAACTGACACTTGATGTAGAAAATACTGTTACCAAGCGCGGTGGTAAGATGCACCTTGACCCATTTGAAACAGAGAATACTCTGGTGATGGTAGGTGTGCTTACTGACCAAGGGCAGGAAGATGTGATTGTCTTTGACCACAGTGAACGTGAGCATACGTATCACGGTCACAACCTGCTTCAGAAGTGGCTTGATGAAGCTACTGTACTCATCTGTCACAACGCAGCCCATGACCTACTGTGGATATGGGAGTCAGGCTTCAAGTATGACGGTCCTGTATTTGACACGATGCTGGCTGAGTATGTACTACAGCGTGGTATCAAAGAGCCACTGTCCCTTGAGGCATGTGCAGAACGCTATGCACTTGACACGAAGAAGCAGGGCACACTGAAGGAATACTTTGCGAAGGGCTACAGCACTCGTGATATTCCTTACGATGAGTTGGAAGAGTATTTGTCTGCTGACCTTCATGCCACGCAGCAGCTTGCTGACAAGCTGATGTACCGGCTGAATACGCCAAAGGATAGTGGGCTTATGGGTACAGTTGACCTGACCAATCAGGTGGCTGTGTGCCTTGCACGTATATATCAGCGTGGCTTCAAGGTCGACCTGTCCAAGCTGGAGGAAGTGCGTACAGAGTTTGAGGAGGAAAAGAAACAGCTTGAGGCTGACCTCAAGGCTCATGTCTATACACTGATGGGTGACACACCTATCAACCTGAATAGTCCAGAGCAATTATCTTGGGTTATCTATAGCCGCAAGGTACTGGACAAGCAGTACTGGATGAATGCAGTTGACCCATACATGGATGATGCTGACTTCCGTAGCCTAATGGCTGGCAGCACTGAACGCATGTACAAAACCAAAGCAGAGCAGTGCCATACCTGTTATGGTTCTGGTCAAGTACGAAAGGTAAAGAAAGATGGAACACCATTTGCTAGACCAAATAAATGTTCACGCTGTGATGGGCTTGGTTATACTCTTATACCTAGCCAAGCAGTGGCTGGATTAAAGTTCAAGCCACCGTCACCAAAGTGGGCATCCGCTAATGGCTTCACAACAAGCAAGCAGAATCTTGAGATACTAGAGTCTGCTGCCAAGCAGCGTGGTATGGATGATGCCGTAGACTTTCTGTCTAAGGTACGCCGACTGTCTGCAGTCGAAACCTATCTGTCTTCCTTTGTTGAAGGCATTGGCCTGCACACTAAACAGGATGGCAAGCTGCATGTGCGATTGCTTCAGCACCGTACTGCAACTGGTCGCTTCTCTGGTGCAGACCCTAACATGCAGAACATGCCACGTGGCGGCACGTTTCCTGTGAAGAAAGTATTTGTGTCACGATTTGAAGGTGGCAAGATTCTTGAGGCTGACTTTGCACAGCTAGAGTTTCGTGCTGCTGCTTACTTATCACAGGATGAGGTTGCCATTGAAGAAGTTTCTACTGGATTTGATGTACACTCATACACCGCTGAAGTTATTACCAATGCTGGTCAGCCTACGAGTAGACAGGATGCGAAGGCGCATACATTCGCGCCGTTATATGGAGCAACAGGCTTTGGCAGAACAAAAGCGGAAGCAGAGTACTACACACACTTCACGGAAAAGTACAAGGGAGTGGCCTCTTGGCATTCCCGACTGGCTAAAGAAGCTGTGAATACACGAAAGATTACCACGCCTAGTGGTCGTGAGTTTGCGTTTCCTGATGTGGTGCGTAAACATACGGGGCGTGTGTCTCACTTTACACAGATTAAGAATTACCCTGTGCAATCATTCGCTACAGCGGATATAGTTCCGATTGCATTATTACACATTGATGGGTTGCTAAAGGGTATGCAATCGTGTATAGTGAATACCGTTCACGACAGTATCGTGATTGATGTACACCCTGATGAAGAAAGGAAAGTACTAGAGGTGATACAGCAAACTAACAAGGACTTACCAAACTTGATTACCATACGTTGGGGGTTGGTATTCAATGTGCCACTACTTTTAGAGGCAAAAATCGGCCCCAACTGGCTTGACACTAAAGACGTAATCTGATATAACTATGCGTCTAACAACTGGAAAGGAGTTAATTATGACAGAACTAATGACCATTGATACGAACAACTATGCAGCTATGGCTAAAGCTATGGGTATCGCCAATGAAGGTGGCTCTAAGCCGAAGGCCAGCACACTGGCACGGTTGCGTATCCAGCACTCACCTATTCTTGGTGACGATAAAGTGTTGGTAAAAGCTGGGCAGTACAAGATGGAGATTCCTGATGGGGAAACTTACTATGCTTCATCTGTAAAGATTCGCCCGTACCTTCAACGCTTCATGTACAAGCGTTTCATTAAAGGTTCAGGTGCAGCACCTAACCGTTACGTGAAGACCGTGATGGCTGATAGTCTGACCATTGACCTGAAGGATAACGATGGTGGGTTTAACTGTGGTAAACCTGCTGGGTACATTCAGGACTTCCAATCTCTTCCTAAGAATACGCAGGAACTAATCAAGCAGATTAAGCGTGTTCGTGTAGTGCTGGGTACTGTTGAACTTGTTGACGCCATTGATAGCAACGGCAACAAGGTAGACGTTCCAGAGACTGCATTCATCTGGGAGATTGAGAACCGTGATGCATTCAAGGAAGTTGGCAATGTGTTTGCCAAGCTGAACAAGATGAAGCGTCTTCCTGTGCAGCACCTTATTACTGCGAATACGGATGAACGCAAGTTGCCTAACGGTAACAGCTTCTTCCTACCTGTCGTGTCGCTTGATGTGACTAAGACGATTGAGGTAACGCAGGATGAGCAGGAGAAGTTCTCTGACTTTATCTCTTGGGTTACTAACTACAACGAGTACATCATCAATGCCTATGCGGAAAAAGCTAACCCGCATGATGACGAAGATGATGCAGCCATTGGCGATGGGCTGGTGGACATTGACATTGAAGAAG